CATAAAATCACGCCCTTTCGCAAGCAGTACAGCCTCTATCAGATATCTCGAGATTATCGATCCGACAGTAGCTTATTTCGGCTGCACCAGTAAAATAATCCTCCTCTACACTTTTTACTATACTACCGTCTTGTGGATCCATAAAGAGGATTTTTTTATTTTTTTTGACTGCTATGAAAGTATGATTAGACCTTTTTTCAAAAATAGAATTCGGATACTTGACAGCTACCTGAGTTCGGCTCATTTCTGGAAGTCCTTCGATAAAAGATTCCAGCTCTGTAAGACCATTCGACAATATCGCAGGCTTGGCTCCTATCCATGCCGAAAAGGGATCTGCCGCCAATTTGCGATTTTCATTTTTGGCCCTTGCTATAACATTGTAACCCCTGAATCTCATTTCAGCAGCCACAACACAATTAGCGCAGTTTGTATTGTACGGGAGATCTTTTTTCCCATACGGAGCACGGTCGTACCTGGGATTTGCATTTTTTATAGCACTTTCGGTCGATATTTGTCTTTTATCTCCCCAAGACTTCGGAATTCCTTCGTACTCATCTTGCGTGCTTTTCTGTTTCTTCACCCGCATATCCACCTGCAGCCCATCCTGATAAATCCGCTCCTTCTGCATCGGCAGATCCATCTTCTTGCTGAATGCCTGATACTCCTGCAGCGTGCCCTGGTATCTGGCCTTCGTCAGGGTGATGGTGTCTTTGATCTTGGCAGCTTCTTCCTCGCTGACGCCTTCCATGCCCTGCTCCAGCAGGTGCACATCCTCGCGATATTTCCGCGTCCGGGTCTCGAGCTGGCGCTGCCTCTGCAGGGCCTCATAGGTGGTGTATTCCTTGCCCATGTAGGTCTTCGGTGTGTTCTCTTCCTCATGGATCCGCTCAAGATCTTCGTCGGAGTAGGTACGGACATCGAATTCCGGATCAAAGGCATTGTAGTCATGATAGCAGTTTGCCCCGTGCAGGCCTGTCACGGTTCCCAGGCCGCACACGGTCCGGAGCTGCTCCATCGTCCAGACCTTGCCTTCCCATGGCTGATGTGTAGGACGGGCGCCAATGTGCACTGTGACCTCGTAGGTATCGAGATGGAGGTCTCTGGCTACCTGCTCGTTGATCTTTCCCTGCACCTGCCGGAAACCGGTCATCACGGCGCGCCTGGCGGCCACAGGAACCCGGTTGTGCCAGCCTGATTCATAATCGATCCAACGAAGGCCTGAGGCCGTCATTTCGTTGATTGTGCGGCGCAGTACAGTGTTGTAATCAAAGGCACCGGAATGGATGTCCATGATGGCCTCATCCAGCGTCTTGACGTAGTAATCCGACAGGCTGAAGCTCCTGAGACGTCTGGCCGGGTCCGTGGTAACGAACCCCAGGGAGCCGGTCATGTTCCGGAACTCTTCCATCGTCTGGGCCTTGATGGCCTCCAGTGTCTGCTGCAGCTCGTCATTATCTTTGAAGGGAATAAACGGCTGGCCATGCGCATTGTATGCCCTGGCATGGCCCATGTACTGCTCATACACCTCATCGGAGAAGATGCGATCCACTTCCTCCTCGGTGGTGTTCAGCGCCTGCCGGATCCATTTGCGGATATCCTCTTCTGCCATGCCCAGCTGCTGCAGCCGTGAGATCTGCCAATCTGCAGAGGCGGTGGAGAAACCGTTAATCCTGATCCTCCGGACGATGTCATCCATGATCCGGATCTGCAGCATGTTCATCTGCTTAACGATCTCGGCCGGGAGCTTTTCCAGTTCGCCTTGGGTCATTCGATCACATCCTCATCCATTTGCACCATCTGTTTGGCTGTCTCTTCGTCCTCGTTGTACCATTTCATGCGGTACTGCCAGAGCGGCATAGCGCCCATGGCCACGTCCTGACGGTCAGCGGATCGCTCGGCCTGCTTGTCCTCAATGATGCTGTCATCGAATTTGATGTCGATATCAACATTCTCGTTGATACCGGCGCCGACTACATTGCCCAGCCGGATGATGATCCGGCAAAGCTCGATCAGCACCTGTTCCAGGATGATTTCATGTTTATTCAGCCGGCGGAACATTTTACTGTTCTCGGAGACAACCTCCGTTGCCGTCTTTACCTGGCCGCTTTCAAAGCGGTAGTAATGTGGTCCAAAACCGCACTTCAACGATAGGTAGTTAAGGTCATCATTGAGCGCCTTGCTGTGCTGCTCAACCCTCAGATCCAGATCCACCTCATGGATCATGCCGGTGCTCTGGTCCTTGTCGGCATAATCATCAGGCAGCTTGTAAAAGACGGTATCCTCCGGATCAAAGGCCGGGGAGCCGTCATTATTCCGGAGCATCTCCGGAGCTACAAAGATCCGTTTCCTGCCCAGCTCGAACTCATTACAATAACTGTCGTATTTGACATCCAGGGAGCGCAGCACATCGATGGCATTGGCGAAGATGGCCACGCCCATCGGGTTGCTCTCGTCCTCGTCTGCGTTGTTGGTGATGTTCAGGCGCTGGATAACGAACTGCGGCTCTGCGGATCCGGTTTCCATCAGGGGCACCAAGGTTTCAAATGGCTTAAGCTCATGCCACTGCTCCGGCGTCAGATCTGTCCAGCTCTCTCCGCTGGTCCCGCGCTCCACCACGCTGTTCTCGATTACATACAGGCCTTCTGCATTCTTCCGGTGGTGCTGCAGATGAATGTATTTATTCCGGTTCACTGTCTTCGGGAAGGCGAAGATCACTTCCGTGATCCGGTCATTGTTCCAGGATACCGGGAAGATGTTCCCTGCGCTCACATAGTCAATGCCGATCCTTCCGCTGATCATCCGGCCTGCGCCATCGGTCTCCGCATCGTACAGATAAGGGACAAATGCGATGGTGCCCGTGTAGGCCATGCGCTCCTGGTAGTCATTTCCCAGCACCCAGAAGTTATTCTCGTCAAGAACGTTGATCACATATCTCTCAGCCGCCTCATTAGACATCACAATCTCGATCCGCTCATTGATCAGCAGATCCGCAATATCCTCACAGACCATCTTTGCCATGCCGAGGGACTTCCGGCGCCTGCGGACCTTCTCGCCTTTGCCGGTATAGACATAATATGTCGAATGCCTGGGCACATTGCTGTTATACCAGTTCTTCCAATCAGCTATCTTCCGGTAGAAGGAGGCGTCCGCTGTTTCAATACCCTTCTTGCGGAAGTATTCAAATATCGTCATAGTCTTCATCCTCCTGATCCAACGGATTTATCCAGGCATCTTCTTTTTCGTCTGCCGGCAGCCAGTGCTTCAGCCAGCGCCATGCACCCATTACGGCATATCTGATCGCGTCCATTGCATGGTCGTTGACCTTCACAGGCACTTCCTTGCCGCGCTCGATGGACTTTTTGTCGTACTCATAAATGCCGAACTCCCGGATCGCGTTCTGCTGCGCCGGTGAGATCGTCATCACGTCAAATGTCAGACACTTCTGCACCCGGCTGATCCCCAATGCCACGTCATTCTGAGCGTCGCGCACATGGACCGTGAATGGCAGCTGTGTCTCCCTGATCCGGCGCTTAATCTCTTCCTGCAGGCCTCTGGCGGATGGGTCCAGGAATAAATAAAAGACACCGACCTGCAGTGTCTCATTCATCCATTCAGCCAGGCTGATCAGCTCCTGCGCATAATCGCCTGGCGTCTTCTGTTTCCCGCTCTCTCGGCCGCTGTGGTAGAACTCCGCAGCTCCTCTCATCTTCTGGTGGTACGTGTCCAGGACAAAGCCCTGGAAGGTGGTAGCGTTCTGTTGCCCGTAGTCACCACCGATGATGCCAATATTGTAAATGCGGTCCTCCGGCAGCTTCTGGATGTGCCGGTTGCCAAACATGTAGTAGATCAGCTCATCAACGCCGACCGATTCGCCGAGCCAAACCCAACGGTACATCTTCGGATCCGCTTCCTTCATGGCCTCTGCGGAATTGATCAGATCCTGCCCGAGCCAGTCAGCCGGAACATCTCTGTAATCCGTGTGAAGGTGGATGCAGTCAGGGCGGCGCTCCATCTTCCGGCACCACTCATTAATGGCGGCATTCGGGTTCTTCGGCGGGTTGTAGAGGTACAACATCTGGAACCCTGCCTTGTTGCCCCTGACGAAGGTTGCCTCGATATTGACCAGCTCATCCTCACCCTCGCCATCCTCGAAGAACTCCGTCAGCTCATCCAGGACAACCAGCTTAATGGGCCGATCCTCATCAATAATGCCCTTGGTGTCATCAATCCCATCCGAACCGGAAAAGTACATCGTTGTATTGTACCGTTTATAGGTGATCTCCATCGGGCTCTTCGTGACCTTAAAACGGTTCTTCGGGATCCCCAGGCGGTTAATTCCCCGAAGCATCTCCTTGTACACGGTCTTGCGCAGCTTGTTATGGTGCTTGCGCAGAACCACGACTGATGACTCCTTATCACTGATCAGCTCATAGTCACTCTTGATAGCCGCAAAACTGGACTTCGTACCTGCTCGGCCTGAGGTTATGATAATGTGCTTGGCATTCTTGTTGTTGAAAACCTCCAGAAGTTTCGGGATCACGATCTCCGAGATCTTAACCTGGCGGCGCATCGTTGATCACCTCGACTCCATCGCTTATATCTGGATCATCGCCGTTCTTCAGGCGTTCCGTCTCAGCCTTTAATTTTTCAATCCGTGCCTTCTGTTCCTGCCGGTCCGCTGCTGTCTTATCTTCCCCGAGAAGCTCCTGCAGCTTACTAAGCGCAGCGACCTGGTGATTATTATTGGGGTTCCCTGCTGCATCTACCAGCGCAAGGATCAGATCAGTCATTTTATCGCCGTCGATTAGCCCGGCGGCTATCTTTTTAAGTGTGGCCTTTTCGCGTCGAGCTTTGCCGGAAGCAGCACCGCCTTGTGCTGCAATTTCCCGCTGTTCTTCCGCTGTTCGATGGTCGAAACCATACTTCTTGATATTGTCATATCCGGCCATCTCACCACCTCTCTTTTTTGAAAAATAAAGCGGGGCTCGCCACCCCGCCTGGTGAATTTATAGAGCGCCCTGCGCCTTGCGCTATAGCCGCAAAGGATACACCCAAGCAACTGTTTAGCCCAATCAAAAAGGCCAGCTTTTACACTGGCCCGTTAAGAGGGAGGAGTTAATGAAAAAGACATGGAGTCGTTGCCGCATTCGGCAGTTTAATACTATCACAGACCCATAGTGTACTTTCAATGTACATCTGCCATTTTGTTATGGATTTCTCCAAAAGCTTTCAACGCCCGGCCGTGCATGAAAAACAATGATCTCATGTTTTCGATATGCATCGCCGCTGCCACCTGTGACCACTTCATGCCATCGACATACCGATACATCAGCAGCCACTTGTAAGACGGTCTTTCGATCAAGCTGATCTCAAACATGATCCGCGCCTTGGCCTGCATCAGCGCATCCATTTCCTTCTGCCACTTCCCTGTCAGGTTGTCGGCCTGCGCGATTAGCCGCAGCATCTGGTCATCGGTTGCCGATGTCTGCACCTTGTCCTTGTCATAGCTGACGCCCCGGACGCTGTACATCATGCTTTTCAGTTCT